GAGTTAAAGTGTCTGCCATATTATCTCTTTATAGGTCCCGGCAATACTCCGCTGGACAACCCTGCTCCACTAATCTTACTAGCGGCCGATGTAACGGATCCGGCAATTTTAGTTGCTCCGGCGACTGCTCCAGAAACTTGCGAAGTAATACCACCTGTAGCGGCAGCTAGTTGCTTTGAAATTAACGATTTGGCTGCATCAATACTGATTCCATTACCGATGTGAGCAACGCTGGCAAGTTTTTTTAGATCACTAAGATCTGCACTAACTCTGGAAAATATACTCATTTTATGATCCTGAATTAACTTGTGATTGTGCCGCACTATTTGCGGCTGCAATATCTGTCTTACTAGTTTTAAATAGTGTAGGATTTAAATTTTCATGATGCGGATAAGGTTCTGTCGTAGGTACACGCAACATAATACTATTAAGAGTAGTTCCGTCTGTTTCAGTTGGATTAGGATATACTGCTAAAGCAACTGGTAAAGTAGCTTTAGATGTTTTAGTTGCTTCTATGGCTTTGTCAGCAGACGCGGCGCTACCACTATTTAAATTAATATTACCACCATTAATATTAGTGCCAGAGCTTGATATTTCTGTGCTTCCTCCTGCCGTAAATAATTGTTGACCACCACTATTAAAATTACTTTTTCCGCCTGCTGTCAAATTATTACCGCCAGTAGTATTAATATTAAGATCTTTAGCAGTAGTAATAGCTGTACCACCGGCAGTATTAATATTAATATCATTAGCCACTGTGATTCCTAAAGCACCATTTAGCAATTGATTATAGTCGCCTTGAATAGATAAATTTGTTGCTCCAATAATAGTTTCGTCATGTGTGCCTTTAACACTAATTGTTCTATTACCAGTTACAATTATTGTTTTATTGCCTACAACTTCTAACTGATGATCTCCACCAGCTTTAATATTAATATTTCTCACAGCTTCTAAATTAATATCTCTTCCTGCTAAAAAATTAAAGTCAGCATCTGTATGCATGCTAATACTGTCTTGAGCATACACATCTATTTTGCCATCACTTGTCATTTCTATCCAACTAGTGCCCCTACTATTAGTAATATAAATTAGATCTTCACTAGTATGAAATAGTATTTGAGCACCAGTACGAGTTCGTAGCCTGATTAATTCATTATGCGGACGAAGTGGATCGCCATCTGTTTCTCCGTTTTCAACACTAGCATATTCTGGAGGACCGCTACTAGCATCAGTTTTGCGCAAATATTTGTTATGCCCATCATCCATAATAAATGTTTGGCCACCGAGGCGACTAACTGGTGCATTAGGCACATTAGCTTCTTTTGTTCCAACTAATCCTGTTTGTCCGTCCCTGTCAATTGGGCCCGGAGTGCTTATTCCGAATACAGTACTAGGCACTTCTCGTCTAGCACTACTAGTTGTAATTCCTCGAATGTCATCTAACAACAGTCCTTGATTGTCTAAAAATAATGCTAAAGGGTGTATTGGTTTATTAAATCTAGTAGGATCTTGCGGACCAGCATTGTCAGAAGATCTTTTATTATATTCTGTCACAGGAACTCTTAAATCTTTACCTTGACTATCTGTTGTTACAGAAAGTGTTGCATCGTCTGTTATAGCAAACTTTGTGGCAGCAATACCAGGAGTCATAAAATTCATATAACTATCGTCTTTAGGAACACAGCCTATCCAATAGCCTTTAGCTGGATTATTAGCTAAGAATATAACCAACACCGTTGAGCCTGGATCAGGTGGAACCATCCACATACCATAGCTTTTTTGTGTGCCGTCGTAATTACCGGGATTTCCAGAATCATCGGTAGTTTGACCGTATCCAGTTACACCCCAAAAAGGACTCATATAGTCCACAATTCTTGTTTGTGTACTAGAATTATTATTACCTGAACCTTGACGTTGAATCAATACATTAAGTCTGCCTAAATATTTGCCATCTTGATGACCAATAACTGTTGCTAAAAATGGGCCGACGGGTGTATCTGGATAATTTGTACTACTGTACATATTATCATTTGGCGCGGTATAGTTATTTCCTCCCATTGTATTCCTTTATGTTAATTACTTGAAGATTCTTCTTCAGACCCTGACGGATTGCCTTTATCTACTACAGGGTTAGTATTAAGATACTGAGCTTTTTCGACTGCCGAAGCAATCGCACTTCCAGGATTTTCTTGATCAGATCTTCTTAATGCTGAAATTATTTGTGTAAATTTTCCTTCAGACATACGATTCTCAACTTTTGTAATACAATACAATCCACTAAATCTAGTAAGTGGAGCTGATTGACTATTTGCTCCAAAATTATACATTCCAGTGGTTTGATTAATATCTATAGGAGTTCTGAAATTAACAACAATATCTACTTCTCCATTTTCATAATTCATAGTACCATCGGCATTTAAATTTACATATTGACTAGCCGACGACGTATAATTACCAGTTCCGCTGTGTGCAATATAATAAGGATCTCCCATAATTTCCATTCGGATATTATATACATCATATTCCATGGCCATTGCATCCACAAAAGCCTTGGCAGCTCTAGTTGCTGGTCGTTCTGTTCCTCCGCCACCGTGGCCATCCGACTTAAATAAACTACCGATATAACCTACAAAGCTACCAGTTCCTTGTTTGTTTACAGAATTTGATCCTAATCCAAGGTTAAGTGGTTTAGTAGAACTACCTTCACTACCACTAGCTTGCCTTTCATTAGTTTTACTATCCGAATTTTCTGTTCCAGCATCAGCTGGCATAATTTGAAAAAATGATTTGTTTACATCAATATTCAGACTTAAGATGTCATCATTTTTACCAGTATAGATATAATTATATTGCTTTGGAGCTTGCTGACTTAGTAAGTTAAATCCTGGTATTGCTTGACTCTGTGCTTTTAATCTGCTGGCATGCACTTTATAAGGCGTTACTTTATAAACATATAATCTAGGAATATCACCAGTAACTGAATCGGCTTTAGTTCCTAAAGGAAATACCCAAGGTCGTATACTCCACATGTTTCTATATCCTTCTGGACTTATAGAAGATGCATCTAGAGATGCCTTAGGGTAATCACTTTGCAAAATAACTTGTTTAATAGCATTAACAATATTAGTTTTTTGATCGAATTTAAAATTTGCCTTAGTTGGATCTCGAGTCAAAGCACCACCAAAGAAAGTTTTACTAGCATTATCATAAACTTGATCATCTCTTCCCATAGGAATATCACCTTCCCTGGTAGTATCAAATCCCATAGGAGCTGAACCTATTTCATTTAAATCACTAACTTGCTGAGCAAGGTCATTAGTAATAGTATTAGTTTGTAATTGAAATTTAGTTTTAATTGCATCAGATGTACTGCCGCTGGCACTTGGATCTATTGTCGCTTGTATAACTGTTTCTAAAAGTGATCCACCTGCTCCAATTGAGCTTCCTGAGTCGCTACTAGGATCATTAGGAAAATATATCAAATATTGATTAGGTTTTTCTTGTAAGCCTTTGTCTACTTTTTCTTGTTCAAATTTATTAAGAGCAACTTGTAAACTAAATTCCCCTGACTGCAATATTTCTCCAACAGTTGCTCCATCTGATGAAATATCAGTGTTAAACATTGCCACGGCATCTGATAGCGCCATCATATTAGATGGCATACCTGAAATCGTATAAACACTCCCTCGGCCATCAACTTGCATTGACATATCTCTAATTTCAAAAGGAATATATCTTTTTGTATTAGGAATAGGAACCATTGTACCGTCTTCTTTGGTTCCCCTAAATTCAATAGCTATTAACCATATTGCAGATCTCCATGTATCATAACCTAGTTGATCAGCCGCGGACTGCAAGGATTCAAAAAACATTCCCATGCTGTAGGGTTCAAAAATTGTAAAATCTAATTTATAATTTCCTGTTAAATTTACATCTACCTGAGTAGCAACATCAAATGCCAAGTCTTGAAAGAAGAAATCAAATTTTCCATATGCAGTATTAATACGATTAGTAGGATCTGCATTGGCACTTTTACATATTAGTGTCAATGGTGCTCCAGCCATGTAAGTCTTATCAGGATTTGTTACTTCGTTATTACTTAAACATGCTAAACTTAATATGTAATCGTATGATGCATACGCATGTAAGGGGTTTTTAATAGGTAAATTTACGCCAGATAGAGTTTGAAAGAATTTTCCAAGACTACTAAATGCACCTGTTACACTATCTAAAAATCCAGAAAAACTTGAAGCCGAACTTGCATTAGAAACTGCATTGTTTACAGTATTACCTAAATTAGTAGCTGAGTCGATTAAACCTGGAATGCCATCTAAACTCATATTATAGTCCTAATACAGATGTAAGGCCGCTACCTTTAGGAATATAAATTTGTACTCCAGGTACAAAATCAAAAATAGGATCTTGCAATACATCAAGATTGCGCTGTATAAAGACCCACCACAATGTTGCTTGTCCATACAGATCATATGCTAATAAATCTGGTCGGAAAGTATACTGACTTTCAATTGTATAAAGAAAATCATCAGCTTGTGCGGCTACCGGACGTATAGTTAATACATCTAAATAATTTTGTGTTATAGGTGTGTTAAACCAAGGACTGGTATTTGTGTAAGTAGCTGCCATAATTAAATGTACCCAAAACTGTTATTAAGATAGCCACCTTGAACAAATCTATCAAGGCTGAAATTACGAGCACTGTTTCTACTATATATCGGTTGCAAGGTAACTGAGAAGGTAGTCTTGGTTGGTACATGTGTAACTCCGCCGCTAGTTGTTCCTCCAAGGCCAAACGTACCAGCTAACGCAGATACTTGGCCAACTCCGCTGGCAATAGTGCTAATGCCGCTGAAAATTCCGCTT